ATGCAGCACCGCCCGTCGAAGGCAGTGCAGGTTAAGCAGCAGGTACTGTCAGCGCTGTCGCGATAGCGAAGATCCGGCACGGGCTTGCAGATGCTTTTTGATTTCCTGCCAAACAATCGCGTCTGGCAGGCTTTCCCCCCTACGGTAGCGGCGCAGCGTTGAGACCCCGACCCCGATCTGACGTGCGAACTGCTGTTTGTTTAGGCCGCTCTCTTTTTGAGCGGTACGAACAGCCTTTGCGATCCGGTTCCGTCTGATGGCGTCGGGGACTGGCACCGCCTAATATCGGGCGCTTCGGTTTCATTCTTACGATAACGCCGCTAGCTTAAAGGCAGCGACCAGGCTGTTTATGGACTGGCACTTACGAGTTGACCGCGTTGACGCTGAGGATCCACGCCTCGGCCTCGACGGCATCTTGCGCGCCCAAGCCCAAATTGCCCGCGCCGGCCCCCTGACGTATCAGGAAGGGGGCAAAGAGATTATAGAATTTCGCCCACCTGAGCTGGCGCAGCGGTTGGTTCAGCAGACAAAAGGGCTGCCGATTACCTACGACCATCCAGCCGGAATGGTCGTGCCGGAAAATAAAGAGTCCCTAACCTGCGGCCTTACCGAGCAGGGTAGTTACGGCCAGGGATGGCTAAGTGCCCCGATTAACATCGTTTCCGACAAGGCCATTCAAGGGTTACTAGGTAGCTACAACCAGTTCAGCCTCGGTTACTGGGCCGCCGTAAGCGACGAGCCCGGCCAGTGGACCGACGAGCAGGGCATCTGCGGCGAGCCGGGAACGGTTTACAACTACGACCGGATCCGCACGGACGAGGAGCTAAACCACCTGGCGATCGTCCAAGCGGCACGTGCCGGCGAGGGGGCCACGCTGCTGCCGGTGGGCGACGGTCAGCCGCAGCCGGCGCTTGATGCCCGGTTTGACGGGACGCCCAGCTTGCAGGGGATAGAAATGCCCACCAAAGAGATCAAGCTCGATATAAACATGGACAACCTTTCCGTTCTGGACATGGGCGGAAAGGTCTACCCCGTCGAGCGCAACCTCGGCGAGGCCCTTAAGGCCGGCGAGGTCAAGCTCTACGCCATGGCTGACGGGCGCGACATGTACAGCGACATGACTTTTAAGGACATGAGCGCCAAAGACATGGAGCGCGACGAAATGGCCATGCACGACATGGGCAGCGGCCGCAAATACGCCATGGCTAAGAGCCTGAAAGACCTGCTTGACGGCGGGCAGATGAAGCTACGGAGTGCTCAAGATATGGACGTTCAACAACTAGCCCAGGCTTTGCAACAAGCCATGCAGCAGGGGGGCATGCAAGGGCAGGAAGGTCAGCAGCAAAATCAGCAGCCCGACCAGAATCAGCTGCAGCAGCTGCTCCAGCAACTCGTGCAGCAGCAAGGCGGCGAGGGCTCCAAGAGCGACCAGCCGGTCGAAGCTACCGAAGGCGAGGCCAAAGGGGACAGCGAACAGCCTACCCCCGAGGAGAAAGCCCAGCAGATGTTGAAGGACGCCCAGGCCGGGTGGAAGGTGGCTAGCCCCTACCTACGCGCAGATGCTGAATTTGAGCCTACTAAGCCGGCCGTTGAATACAAACGCGACGCCATCAAGGCGCACCTAGGCGACCGGCTGGACGCTCAGGCCCGCAAGCAGCGCGGGTTGAGCGACGCCGAGATCGACAAGTTTGATGCAGCGGCAGTTGAGGCCCAATTCGCCGTACTGGATGCGATGGCACCAGCTGAGGCAGAAACCCAGGACAGCTCAAATGCCGAGTCCCGCGACGATGGGCAGGCGCCCGACAAGCTGGCCGAGCTTAATAAGCCGGCTCCCAAACCCAGCGGCAGCAACAAGGGTATAACTCTGCCGCAGCACCGCTCTGTAACCCAACTCTAATAAGGAGCAGTTATGGCAATTCAGAACCCAAGGCGCCTCGGTACGTTCCGCCCTCAGATTCGCCCCCAACAAGGTCGGCCGGGCTTGATGGACTATCCGCACTGGAGCGATTCATTCGAAAACAGTGCGGACGAGGCGACCAAAATCATCACTGTCGAGTTCGACACGGCCACCGCCACCTCGGGCGATCAAGCAATCACTATCGGCGATGCAACGTTCACTCTCGCCGGCTCAGAATACGGATCGGACGCTGAGGCTGCAGCTGGCCTGCGCGATTTAATCAATAGCGATACGCTGATCGCCCAGCGCGTCAGCGCCACTGTCAGCGGCGACACTAAGCTCGTAATCGAGTCGGTGCTAACCGGCGACGATTTCAATTTCTCCTACAGCGGGACGGGCGGCACCGCCACCAGCGACGGCAGCGGTGACAGTCAGCTGCCGGCCGAGAGTGGCAATGTCCCTTACGGGTTTGTTGTAGCGCGCAGCGCTAACGATCCAACGCCCAGCTCCGACATCGCCAACGCCCTAGAGGTGCGGCTACCCAGCGACGGTGCCGACACGCCCTATGGAATCGTGGGCGGCTCCGAAATTCGCGAGAACCCGGACGGCGCTTCCATTCCCACCTACGAGCGTGGCGAGTCGATGGCGGCCCTGCTACAGGGGACCATCTGGGGCGTTTTTGAGGATGCGCCCAACATCAACGATTCGGTTTATTGGCGCCACACTGCTGATGGCAACCTCGACCGGCTAGGCATTCTGGCTTCGGCTTCCGGCACGGGGCTTAACGCTTTCACTGACGCGCGAGTGGTTTCGCAGGCCGTGAGCTACGGCGATGAGACGATCGCGCGCGTGCAGCTGCAACGACTGTAGGGAGGATAAATGGTCGCGACCATTCCGACTAAAGACGAATACACGCGCCAGTGGGCGATTGATAAGACCATCGAGGCGCTTACTAAATACGACGAGGGCGAGCTGGACCCCGACGAGCAGCGCGAGCGCGAGAAGCGCGACGTCAAGCGCAGCGACGCGGCTCAGGCCGGCTTTAGCCCCGGCACGCTCGAAACGGTGCTGATCGGTCGACCCATCGAGCAGCGCTTTACGCCCAACGTGTTCGCTAATACGATCCCAGTTGATTCGGATTTCCAGGTGCCGGGGGCTGAGAGCGTCGCCTACCCCCGCGTCACCTACGCGGGCGAGATGAAATTTGCCGAGTCGTGGGGCGAGCAAAACGACAGCGAAGCCGATGCGGCCTGGCAGTACGTGCAATACCAGGTAAAGCGGCTTGTAACCCACTTCACGATTACCTACCAGGAAGCCGATCGCATCACGCTGCTGCAAGAGTTCGGTGCTCAACTGGGGGCGATCAATCTGGCCCAACAAAAGCGCCGAGCGGTGGATCAGCTTTGGAGCAATTCCCGCGAGGCTGCCCTGATCGAAGGATCGCCCCGGCAGGGGATCTATAGTTTCCTGCAGCATCCCGAACTGCAACGGCAGACTATTTCCAATCCACTCGATCAGAGCCGGACGGCCGAGCAAAATATCGCCACCCTCAGCTCAATGGATTCGGCGAGCCAGGAGGCCCAGAGCAAGCTAAAGGGCGGGCTGCTGGGAACATTTAGGACAACTAGCTTGTACCTGCCTGAGTTCAACTTCACTGAACTCCAGAACCAGCAACTACCCAGTACGGGCGAATCGGTACTTTCCTGGTTCAAACAGACTCGCGGCGTGCGCGACTTCGAGCAAGGGCCGCAGCAGTTTGAAATGATGAGTTCGGCCCGGCTTAGCAAGGTCACTCAGGATGCCAACGGCAATGACCTTTCGATGGCCGTGATGCTATGCCGCCAAGAGGAATGCCTTTGTCAAGGCGTACCGAAGGGGCTCACATACAATCCCAGCCGCCGGGTGGCGCAAGGGTATAAGGTGGACTGCCACGCCGATCTAACCGGGCTGGCTATCAAGCAGCCGTTTACGGCCATCACGCTACTGTTTCCGGCTAGCTAAAATGGGAAGCGTAACTGGTAGGGTCTTTCATGCCTAAGCGACGCGGGAAGCGCGGTGGCCAAAAACTGAGGCAGCAGCGTAGCGGTACAGCTACTGCGACGCGCGCCGAGGCCGTAACGATCCTGTATTTCCCCGGCCGCGCGCCCGGCGGCGTCGAGCGGGTCAATCCCGGCGTGCCTTCGCTCGGGGCTTTGATCGTGTCGCGCGAGCGCGGCGGCCCGCGACCCGACTACGATCACCTCGCCCTCATGCCAGGAATCAACCTCAACGTGCCCGCTGCCAAATGGGAGAGTGCCAAGCAGGATGCGCTGACTCGTCTCTACCTACGGCGCGGCGCCTTGCAAGAGATTAGGCCCGAGGGGCAGCCCGAAGGCGAATCGCTCGCCGGGTACGCCCTAGAGGATGCAACCCGAATCGTTGAGAACGAGGGGCGCGACGCGCGCGACACCGACCGGCTTCGCCAGTGGGAGGCTGAGGCCGAAAGCAGCGCGCTCGTGCGCGCCATCCAGAATCGCTTACAGGCAATCCAGGAAGGTGACTTCTAGTGGCGCTCGACGCGGCCAGCTTCAAGACGCGCTACACCGAGTTTCAGTCTTATCCCGATTCGCAGATCGACACGTTAATCGCGGATGGGGAGGATGAAGCGAGCGAGCGAGTCTTTGGCACCGGCCGCACCCGCGAGCGCGCCATCTTCGCCTGGGTTGCCCACCAGCTTACGATCCAAACCTACAGCGGGTTTCATCTGACGGCAGCGCTGGGCAAGCTCGACAAGGGCGAGCCCACGCAGCGCCTACCAACCGCTGCGGATCTGGAGTCTACCCAGTATGGGCGCACCTTTTTGAGGCTGCGCGATGAGTATACCGGGCCGGCGATAATGGCGATCTAATGCGCGACTTTTCATCGCTGCTCCAATTTTCGGGCAATCGCGCCCAACAGCTGACCCCCAATCTGGGTCAGCATTTTAATGCGGTGCTGGAGCTGGAGCTAAGTCCGACCGGTACCACTTACAATCCCAACACGGGCAATTACGAGCCCAGCGGCACCACCATCGAGAAACTGCGCGCTCGATTCTGGCAAGACGATAAGACCGAAAGAAGCCAAACTAACGACCCCGGCCAAGACTTGCGCGTGGTGAAGGTGACTGGGCGCCTCATCGACCCGATCTACCGGGCAAACCGATTGCGCCCCAACCAGCAGATCCGGTGCGAGTACAACGGGCGCGCTGGGTTGCTACATATCAAGGAATGGACGCCCGCCCCCATCAGCTACAATGCCGAGCTGGAGCAAGGGCGCGGGCAGCGCATTAGCGGCTTTTGGCAAGTGGAGGGTAGCCGATGAAGATTGAAAATGGTCTAGTCTCCCCAGCTGACGCGCGGGCCAAACTATCCGTTCGCCCTGAGGATAGACTCAGGCACGACAGTCAGGGGTACTGGTGGTACTGGCCGAACAACCTGTCGATTGAGGGAATATTCAATGACGACGACATCCTGAGAAAC